ATTTCTCTAGTCCGCCGAGCAATGCCAAGTCTCATTGCTTATGATGTATGCGGAGTCCAACCTATGAGTGGACCTACTGGACTTATTTTCGCCATGAAATCTCGGATTACTGGTGGTGCTGTAGCAAATGCAGAACTTCTGCATGACGAAGCGTCAACAGAACATTCTGGTTACGCTGCGGCTGCAGATGTGGGTACAAACCCTGGCGTACTTAACGGTGGAACTGCCCCTGTTACTTCAGATGCAGCTATTCCAGATGCGTATGGTATTAATACTGCGGGGGATTACAACGTAAAGCCTGGTGAAGCAACAGCAACTGCTGAAGCTCGTTCATCTTTTACAGATGTGGGATTCACAATTGAGAAAGCAACTGTTACTGCTAAGTCCCGTGCTTTGCGTGCCGGTTACACAATGGAACTTGCACAAGACCTGAAAGCTATTCATGGTCTGGATGCAGAGGCCGAATTGTCTAACATTTTGAGTCAAGAAATCCTTCAAGAGATTAATCGTGAAGTAATTCGTACCATTTATATCGCTGCTGAAGCAGGTGCTCAAGGTACAACTGCTTCCGGTATCTTTGATCTGGATACAGATTCTAATGGACGATGGTCGGTTGAGAAGTTCAAAGGACTTCTGTTCCAAATCGAAAAAGATTGCAACGCAATTGGAATTCGGACTCGCCGGGGTAAAGGAAACCTGATTATGTGTTCCGCTGACACTGCTTCGGCATTGTCAATGGCTGGTGTCCTTGACTATGCTCCTGCAATGTCGGCAAATTTGAATGTTGATCCTACTGGTAATACTTTTGCTGGTACAATTAACGGGCGAATTAAGGTTTATGTTGATCCTTATGCTTCTGCTACTGACGGAGCCAGTGACTGGTATGTTGCTGGATATCGTGGAGCTTCTGCATACGATGCAGGTTTATTCTACTGCCCATACGTTCCATTGCAAATGGTTCGTGCGGTTTCGGAGACAACTTTCCAACCAAGGATTGCCTTCAAGACACGTTATGGAATGGCTGAAAATCCATTTGCAAAAGTAGGTTCTACTGGTGCAATTAATGATCAGTCTACAATAGCTCCCTTTGCCGTTAGTGCAAACTGCTATTACAGGCGGGCTAAAGTTACTAACATCATGTAATCACTTGGGTCTAAGAATTTCTTAGAACCTTAGTTTTGATGAAAATAGGGGGGGTTAAATACTCCCCCTACCCTTCCTACCTAAATACTTGTAGAGGAAATTATGGCCGATACAAGTCAACCCACAGTATTTGATTACGCATCTCCTACTCAATGGAGAATTAACTTTGACAGACTTCCATTAATTACTTGGTTTTGCACTAATGCAAACATACCAGGCGTTACTTTGGGGGAGGCACAGTATCCTACACCTATGTCTGATATGCCTCTTTCCGGTGATAAACTTACATTTGATACCTTAAATATACAGTTTATAGTTGATGAGGAATTGAGAAATTATAGGGAATTGTGGGAATGGATTGTAGGAATTGGATTTCCCAAAAGCCATTCACAGTGGTCAAATACATTATCTAAAACTAAACTTAATGAAGTATTGCCTGGAGCCACAAGACAAACTTTAGACTCTGCGCCAATAGACCCCGGCCCAAGAGATAAACCTGCACCAGCAGAAACTGCAATATATTCAGATGCAACTATGATGTTTTTTAATTCCAAGAATATACCAAAGGTTAATATTTATTTTAAGGATATATTTCCTATAAGTTTAGGAGGACTGGAATTTATGCAAGACGCTGGTGATGTTGAATATTTAAAAATTGATGCTTCTTTTAGATTTATGTATTATGAGTTTGAAAATGCAACTAAATAGTTATGAGTCGCCCAGACATATTTTCTTAAAATAAGTCCACGCAATGATGGTTGTGCGACAACATATTTGGGTGCCTTGGGCGACTCATTTTTGAAATTTTATTATGACATATTGCGACATATTATTATGACATTATCTGAAATACAAGAGCAAGTAAGGAAAGATCTCAAGATCAATGACTTGGAATTGGATATTGAATCCTTACGAATACCCTCACTTCATTCCAAGTATCTACAGCTCTTAACAGAGCATTCCTTACTTCTCAAGAAAATTCAAGGAGAATATTCTATTCTCAAAAGAAATAGATGGGTTCATTATGCCGGGAAAGGTGGGGATGAACATTATAAAAAAGAACCCTTTCCTGTTAAATTAGATACCAAAGCTCAAATAGATATCTTTCTTGATGCTGATGATGATATTAGAGAATTGAAGGGAAAGATTGAATACTACGATACCGTAGTAGATTATCTTCAAGAAATTGTTAAATCCGTCTCAAATAGATCTTTCCATATTAAGAATGCCATAGAGTGGAGAAAATTTGAGGCAGGAATTTGATATCATACTACACAAGAAGAATGAAGTTTATCTTCAAGTAGAGTGTGATAGAAGTATAGCTAGAGAATTGAATGAATTTTTCTCATTTGATGTTCCCGAAGCTAAGTATATGCCGTCCTATAAGAATAAGTTTTGGGATGGTAAGATACGATTATTTGATACTAGAACTAACCAAATTTACAATGGGTTATATTATTATATCAAAGAATTTGCAGAAACCAGATCATATTCTATAACAGGTGGTGTTTGGTCATCACTTTCCACACATAGAGAAAATGTTGAAGCTTTCATTTCAGGATTACATTGTCCGATTCAAGCTAGAGACTACCAAATTGATGCCGTACACCATTCAATTAGAACTGGCAGGGCCGTGCTTGTTAGTCCTACTGCATCAGGTAAGTCATTAATCATTTATTTTTTAATACGATATTATCAAAAAATAATAAAGGATACTGGGCATAATAATATTCTGTTACTAGTACCTACCACATCTTTAGTAGAGCAGATGTTTACTGATTTTAAAGATTATGGTTGGAACTCAGAATATTATTGTCATAGAATTTATTCAGGAAAGGAAAAGGTATCCGATAAATTTTGTTATATTTCAACATGGCAATCCTTATATAAACAACCTCTATCTTACTTTAAGAGATTTGGAGTAATCTTTGGTGATGAGGCTCATACATTTAAGGCTGATTCACTTAAAAGTATTATGCATAAAAGCATAAGTTGCGAATACAAATATGGATTGACAGGCACTTTAGATGGTACTCAGAGTCACAGATTAATACTTGAGGGATTATTTGGCCCAGTAAAACAAGTTACGACTACTAGAGAACTTATTGATAAGAAGCAACTTTCCGATTTAAAAGTGACTGGAATTGTCTTGACATACCCAAAGGAAGAGTGTATAATAAGAACATATCAAAATGAAATTAAGTATTTAACAGCACATCCTAAGCGAAATAATTTGATTAAAAATTTAAGTTTAGATCAAACAGGAAACACGCTCATTCTTTTTTCGCTAATAAAGCATGGGGAATTATTATTTAATTTAATAAAAGAGAAGACTAATGAAGTACACTTGGTTTACGGAGCCACAGACACAACCACAAGAGAAGAAGTACGAAAACTTACAGAAGAATCTAAGAGACGAATTCTTGTCGCCAGTTTCGGTGTATTTAGCACTGGCGTCAATATTAGGAACCTTCATAACATTATCTTTGCTAGTCCTTATAAATCACGCATCAGGAATCTTCAATCAATAGGTAGGGGATTGAGATTACATGACAGTAAAATATCTGCAAAACTGTATGATATAGCTGATGATTTCGGTGGTCGAAATCACACCATTAAACACTTTGTTGAGAGAATTAAGATTTACAACCAAGAGGAATTCGACTATGAAATCCATAAGGTTCAAATGTGACTTGAAACCCAACATAGTATTATACATGGTAATTTAACAACAGTCAAGTCAAAAATAAGACTTGACATTTCAATATAAAGGGAGTATAATAATGGGTAATATAAGTGAAGAATTGGAAAAACCTGTGAAACTAGTAAAACCTGAGAAGCCAGCAAAACCTAAAAAACCACATTATGTGGATAATAAAGTATTTCTAGTGGCGATGTTAGAATGGAAGGATTTGGTTAATGAGGCCGATGAGAATGGTGATATAATTCCAGCCATACCAGAATACATAGGTGAATGTTTTTATAAGATAGCAACGCATCTATCGTATAGGCCTAATTTTATAAATTATACTTATCGTGAGGAAATGATAGGTGATGGCATAGAGAATTGTATTCAATATGCAAAGAATTTTAATCCAGAGAAATCTAAGAATCCTTTTGCATATTTTACGCAGATTATATACTTTGCTTTTCTTCGTAGGATAACGAAAGAAAAGAAACAAACAACAATTAAACAAAAGATTATAGACAATGATACCTTAAAAACCCATGATGTGATGGATTATGATGACGATGTGTATGATAATACATACATAGATTTTTTAAGAGATAATTTACAACGAACTACTCCACAGCAACAGTTACCTAAAAAGAAAAAACGTAACAGGCGGGGTGTAGAAAACTTCATAGAAAACTATACAGAGGAAGAATTATGACATTTAATGAATATGTGGAAGCTATTGATCAGTTGATCGTAGAGTACACCAAAAATTTATCAAAAAAAACTTTGGTTGGAATTGAAAAATCAATTGAAGATGCTGATGTAGGCTGTGGTAAGCTTTGGTTAGAAGATTATGTTGATGAAGAATATCAAAGGACTCAATTATGAAGATAGTCTGCATTACGGACACACATTTTGGCGCTCGTAATGATAGTCAAATTTTCAACGAGTTTTTCTATGATTTTTATTCAAAACAATTTTTTCCTTATATCTTAGAGAATATAAATGATATATGTGGAATTGTTCATTTGGGTGATTGTCTGGATCGTAGGAAATTTGTCAACTACAGAATAGCTAAGGATTTTAGAGAAAGATTTATTGGTGGACTGAAAGATACATGGTTACCTGTTCATTTTATTGTGGGTAACCATGACATATACTACAAGAATACTTTAGAGGTGAATTGTTATAAAGAGTTAGGAATTCCAGATGAGAGTAAATCATGGTATGTGCATGACAAGCCAGAACTTGCTTCATTTGAGGGATACGATATTGCAATGATTCCTTGGATTACTTCTGAAACTTATGCAGATACTATGAGGTTTGTTAAAGAGTCTGGTACTCAGATTGCTATGGGACATTTGGAAATCAAAGGGTTTGAGATGCATTCTGGTATAGTTTCAGATCAAGGAATGGATAAAACTCTATTCAACAACTTTGACATAGTAATGAGTGGACATTACCATAAGAAGTCAACAGACGGACATATAACCTATCTGGGATGTCCTTATGAGATGACTTGGGCCGATGCAGGAGATCCAAAGGGGTTTCATACTTTTGATGTGGAAACAAGAGAATTAGAGTTTATTCCTAATGAACGAACTCTTTTTAAAAAGATTCATTATAATGATAAGGAAACCGATTATAATTTAGTAGATATATCTCAGTATGACAAAAAGTTTGTAAAAGTATTTGTGGAGAATCGGGATAATTATTATGCTTATGATAAGTTTTTGGATAGATTATATAAGGATATTTCAGTACATGATCTCAAGATAGTTGAGGATTTTTCAGATTTAAGTTCGGATTTTGTACATGATGATATAATTAATCAGGCGCAAGATACTTTATCTTTACTTGGGCGGTATGTGGAAGAGATAGAGACTACTCTTGACAAGGGCCGTATTAAATCTAAATTAAAATCACTATACATTGGGGCTGGAGAGCTAGAGGTTTGATACATTTTAAATCTGTTAAGTGGAGTAACTTCCTCTCCACTGGCAATAATCCTACGGAAGTAATATTAGACAAATCCAAAACAACATTAATCATCGGGGAAAATGGGGCTGGAAAAAGTACAGTTCTGGATGCATTATGTTTTGGTTTATTTGGTAGGGCTTCTAGGCCTATCAAAAAAAATCAATTGGTAAATTCTATCAATCAGAATGGTGCAGAGGTTGAGGTAAATTTTACTATTGGAACTAATGAATTCACGATTCGGAGGGGTATAAAACCAAATATATTTGACATCATTCGGAATGGTGAGCCTATGGATCAAGAGGCTCATTCCAGAGATTTCCAGAAAATTTTAGAAGACCAAATACTTAAGCTAAATTATAAGTCGTTTACACAAGTCGTTATTTTAGGTTCGTCTGGTTTTATTCCATTTATGCAGTTGTCCACAACTCAT